AATCGCGCGATGGCATCGATTGATCCTTACGAGGAAATCATGCGCTGGCACATCGGCAAAGAGGTGATGACGACGGTGGGCTCCGATCTCGGAGCCTATCGTCAGAAAGTCCTCGATGAAGCGCTCAAAGACCCTGAGTTTCATAAAAAGGTTTTTGAGGCGGCGCGCGGCACAGCCGCGAGCAATGGCAACAACGTTAATCGTCCCATGGTCCCGAAACTTCCATCCATCGGAAAAGTCGGAGCCGCTGCGATCCCCGACGGGGAAGACAATCAAAGCGATGAAGAACTTTTCCACGCGGCCACTCGGCGTCGCTAAAAATTGAGGCGACGCCTACCCGTCAGGGGAAAAGGCGATGCTGACCAGTAACCACCCTAGCAATGAACTCATTAAATTCCGCCGCAACGTCATCTCGGACTTCCTGCGGCGCTCGCGGTTCGATCCGTTCATGGGCGACACCGCGACCTCAATCATCATCCGCATGGCTGATCTTGCGGCCGATGGCAAAGAAATCCGCGTGCCCTTAGTCAACCAGTTGTCCGGTGATGGTGTCGGTGCTGGCACGTTGCGCGGCTCAGAAGAACAGCTTGACAGCTATGGCATGCCGGTATGGGCCGATTGGGGCCGCAATGCCGTGGCCAACAACCGCGCCGTCAACAAGGAAAGCTCGTTTAACGTCCGCTCTACCGCGCGCGATCTGTTGCGCGGCTGGGGACGCCGCATCATTCGGGACGATCTTGTTGACACGCTGTTGTCGGTCCCGACCGCTTCGATGCAAGCCAACCGTTTCCAAATCCCCGGTAACCGCGTCAACGGCATCAGGTGGTCGCTGGCAACGGCGGCGCAGCGCAATAGCTGGAACACCGGCAATTATGATCGCGTGGTGTACGGCTCGAAGATGTCGAACTATGCAAGTGTGGTGGCAACCGCACTCACCAACATCGTGGTCGCCACCGACAAGATGTCCACCGTGGTCGGCAATCTCTGTAAGGATCAAGCCAAACAGACCGGCGTTGATCCTTCCAACCCCGGCATCTACAACGGACGGCCCAAGATCACGCCGTGGGAAATCCCCGAACTGGACGAAGAGGTCTATGTTTGCTTCACCGGTTCACGCGGTTTCCGTGATCTGCAAGCCGACCCGCCGATGTATCAGGCCAACCGTGATGCACAGGCCCGCGAAAATGGTTCGGCCAAGAACAACCCGATCTTCACGGGTGGCGCGCTGAAATACAACGGCGTGCTCTACAAGGAAATCCCGGAAATCACCCAGCGGCTTCTGTTGAAGGGGCAGGGTGGCGCAGCCGTCGATGTCGAACCGGTGTTTTTGTGCGGTCAGGCCGCGATGGCTTACGCAATGGGACAGTTGCCGCGTCCAACCCAATTGGAAGATGGCGATTATGATTTCGTCACCGGCCTTGGCATTGAGACGCAATACGGCGTTGCCAAGATCGCCAAGGCTCCGCTGCTGGTGGCCGGTGCCACCGTGGGCGATCTGGTCGATTGGGGCATGGTGACGGGCTTCGTTGCCGCGCCGCCGAACGCGTGATCGGGCCAAGGAAATTTGGGCTTCGTTCCTGTGTCTACAAGTTTCCTCCCGTGGACTAAGCGGCGCGGAATTCTCCGCGCCGTTCTTTTTTTCTCAAATCTTGGAGGTCATGATCATGGCTCCACGACAAGCCTATCGACAGCCGCAAACCGGTGGACAGGGTTTTGCGCGCACCAAAAAAGTATTCGGCGGCCCGACGCTGACGCTGGTTGCCGCTGACGTTGTGCTGAACGCACAGGTGGCCGTCCTGCGCGTCCCCAGAGGCTTTGTATTGCAAAGCATGAGCGGCACGGTCGGCGATCTCGATACCGGCGCGACGCTGATGCTGGCGCTCGGCGATCTGGGAAATAACGCGCGCTTCTTCGCGGCGAATGCGGTGGGGCAGGCGGGCGGCGCGCTGCCGGCGCTGGCGGCGAGCGGGTTGCTCTATGAGTTTCCCGACGACACCGACATTCTGTTGACCGCGACGGTGGCATCGGTGGCGCTCGGCCCGACCCCAACCTACTTTATGCTGATGGAAGGCTATATGCGGTAAATCATTGAACCGGCGGGGATTTTCCCGCCGGTTTTCATGTGAAACCAAGTCCTTTGGAGAAACCCGATGTCTGACAAGGTACAGGTGAAGTACACGGCCCCGCCCGATGACAGCAAGGTGTGCGAGATGGGCGGCAAGACCTTCTTTGATGGTCAAACCACCGAACTCGACAGTGAGGAAGACGCCGTGCTGATTGAGACCATCCGTCATAACAAGTATTTTGAAAATTTGTCGGACCCCGGAGGTTCCGGCAGCGCCGGCAAAAGCGAGGACCCGAAAGCCGTCGCCAGCGGCGCGGGCCGCGCCAGTGGCGGCAACTACGGCGAAAAAGACCTTAGCCCGAAAAGCTAAAAAGAAACGGAGATAGGGGCCATCGGCCCCTGTTCTCATGGCGCTGTCCCACACAGCCGAACAGTTGATCAACCGGGCCGCCGCGCTGCTCGGCAAGTATGTGCCGGGCGAGGCGCTGGGCGCGGTCGAACACGACACCATTGATCGCTGCATTGATGACGTATTGACTGAAATCGCCAAGATCGTGGTCATCCCCGACCGCGACGACATCCCGAATTTATATTTCGAGACCGTGGCGCGCATCCTGAGCATCTATGCGGCGGCGGATTTTTCCAATGCACCGCTCGACCTCGCGGCGGTGGCGCAGCACGAAGCACGCTTGCGTTATCTGATTGCCAACGTCCCGACCTACGAAATCCTCAAGTCGAATTATTTCTAGATGGCCGATGTCCCGTTTCCGCTGCTCAACGCGCCGGGCCGACAGCCGCAGGCCGCAGGCGGACGGCTGATCAACTGCTATCCGGAAAAGCTACCGGCCACCGCTGGCAAGCCCTATGCCTACTGGCGAACCCCCGGCTTGAAGCCATGGGGCACCACGGCTGGCAGCAACTTTCGCGGCGCGATCTTGGTCGGCAACCTGATCTATGCGGTGATCAACAACACCGTGTACACCTTCCCGGTGATTGGTGGCGCGGGCACCGCGTTATCGGGTTCGCTGCTCGGCACCGCGCCAGTGACGCTGGCGCGCAACAACAAGCCGTTGCCCGATGTGGTGGCGGTGTCGCCGGGCGATGGCGCGTCGCTGATCACGACAACCTCGGTGCTGTCCTATCCGGATATCGACGTTGGCCAGCCTAACGCGGTGGTGTTTCACAAGTCGTTTTTTATCTTCACCTATGGCGACGGCACCACGCGATCCTCCGATCCGAATTCGACCAACATCAACACGCTCAACAACGCCACCGCTGAAAGCAAGCCCGACACGCTGTATCGCCCGATCCCGCTCGGCAACGGTCAATTGCTGCTGGCCGGTTCGAACTCGATGGAAGTATGGGGCGGCCAGAACGATACCGGTTATCCGTTCTCTTATGTCGCCACCATCGGGCGCGGCATCGTCGGGCCGAATGCGATTGCCGGCCACGATGACGGCTTTGGCAAGGGCATCTTTTTGGTCGGCGACGATTTCAAGGTCTCGACCCTGAGCGGCTACACCCCGACCCCGATCTCGACGCCTGATCTGGATTTGCAGATTGAAGCGGAGCCCGACAAGAGCCTGATCACGGTTGCGGTCTATGTCAGTCAGGGGCATGGCGTAGTGGTGGTGCAAGGCCCGCAATGGTGCTGGGAATACGACACCACGTTGCAGACATGGCATGAACGCAAGTCGCATCTGGTGGATTACTGGCGCGGCAAATTTCCGATTGCGGCGTTCGGGCAATGGATATCGGGCGACAAAAAGAGCGGCAACCTCGGCGTCATCGACGGCCTGACCAATACCGAATTCGGCGACCCGCTCTTGATCCGCATCGAGACCGGGCCGCTCGGCGCGTTCCCGAACATGCTGCGCATCAACGGCATTGAATTGTACCTGACCCATGGTGTCGGCCGCGCCACCGGGGCTGATCCGTTGGAAACCGATCCGGATATTTCCATCCGGATTTCACGCGACGGCGGCCAGAATTGGAGCAATCCGCGCGTGGTCAAGATCGGCCGCCAATCGCTCACCGATGGCCGGGTGCGCGCGGCGGTGTGGGGACAGGCGCAAAATCAGGGTGTGCGCTGGCGCTTGCAGGAAAGCGCGCCGCTCAATTTCGCCTTCATCGGTGCCGACATGCAGTCGGACACGCTGCGATGACGGCGAAAATCGTTTTGCCTGCGCAAGATGTCCGAATGGATATTGCACAGGGTATCGATCCGATCTGGTACGAAAAATTAGCGGCGCTCACCGCAGCCGTGAACAGCGGAGGTGGCGGCTCAATCCCGGTGCCGCTCCCGGTGACCGGCGGTGGCACCGGGCTGACGAGCTACGTGATTGGTGATCTGCTCACCGCGTCGGGGACCACGGCGCTGTCGCGCCTCGCCGATGTGGCGACTGGCAATGCACTCATTTCCGGTGGTGTAACCGCCGCTCCATTTTGGGGCAAGATTGGGCTCGCCACACACGTTACTGGAAACCTGCCGGTCGCTAACCTTAATGGCGGCACGGGTGCGTCATCGGCCACGTTTTGGCGCGGTGATGGGACATGGGTCGCTCCGGCAGGAAGCGGTGATGTATCGGGGCCAGCGAGTGCAGTCAACGCACGAATTGCCGTCTTTAATGGAGCGACCGGGAAGCTCATTGCTGATGGCGGACAGACGATTGCAGGATTGCAACCGTTGTTGACCCCGGCAGCACTCACAAAAGTTGACGATATTAATATCACTTTGACGTTGGGCGGAACACCTGCGACGGCGCTTCTTCAGGCGGCATCTTTGACATTGGGTTGGACCGGATCACTCAGCCCATCGCGCGGCGGGACGGGACTTACCAGCTACGCGGTGGGCGACCTGTTATATGCGAGTGGGACGACAGCGTTATCGAAACTCGCCGATGTGGCGACGGGGAATGCGCTCATTTCGGGTGGCGTGGGCGTTGCGCCGAGTTGGAGTAAAATTGGGCTTGCGACGCATGTTAGCGGCAACCTGCCGGTCACTAACTTGAATGGAGGTACGAGTGCGTCGTCCACGACGTTTTGGCGCGGTGATGGGATATGGGCCACACCAGCGGGAGGCGGCGGCGGGATGGCGATCGGCGGCGCGATCACGGGTGGCACGGCGGGGAGCGTTCTGTTCGTGGATGGTGGCGCTAATCTCGCGCAGGACAACACCAATTTCTTCTGGGACGGGGCCAACAAGGCGCTGGTGATCGGCACTGACCACACCTACAACATTGCCACTTTTCGGGCGCTCTACCGGGTAGCGAACGCCAGCGGCGATAATTGGTTCGAAGGTGACGCCGGAAATTTTTCTGTTACGGGCCACGAGAATTTCGGCACCGGGCAGCAATGTATGCTGGGCCTGACGACCGGCTATGGCAACACCGGGGTCGGCAGCGGGTGCATGACGTTCCTGACGACCGGGTTCAATAATTTTGCGTTCGGGACCAACACACTCAGGAGCGGCGGCCCTTCATCGTATAATGTCGCGATAGGTCCGGCCGCACTTCAGACCGGGACGAACTTGACGGGCAACGTTGCCATCGGCCAAAACGCCATGCCGGGGCTTGGCGCATCGGGTACGGCGTGTACCTACAATGTCAGTCTCGGGACCAACGCGCTCGGAAGTCTTAGCACCGGGGATAATAATGTTGGCCTCGGCTACAATGCCGGTCAAAATATGTCGAATGCCAACGACACCGTGTGCATCGGCGGATTTGCCCTTGGGTTTGCCGCAGGTGCGGGTAATGACTACACTACAGCTATCGGCGCTCGCGCCGGGTTTTTGCTGGCCCACGCGGTGCGAAGCACGATCATCGGAAGATGGAGCGCCACCAATATTTCGGTTTCCGATATTATCGCCATCAATCAGGGCGACTACAACACGGCGGCGGTCCCGGCGCTGGACTATAATTTCACCAACAATCATATCTGGTCGTTTCATCAGCTTAGTAATGCGCAGGGCCTTCACGTCTACAACACGTTCGATGACGCGACGCCAACGGTTAACTATGAGCGCGCCATTTTTGATTGGAACGTTGCCAGCAACGTCCTGACGATCGGCACGCAGGCAGGTGGCACCGGCGTTCAGCGCAATATTGCAATCGGCGGTTTCCCGAAAGCGGGCGCGCCTGCTGCCAGCGACTTGCCGACTGGCACCTTTTCGTTGATTGACGACACATCAGGCGGCGCGACGTGGTTGGTGTTCAACAAAGCCGGGACAATCCGAAAGGTTCAACTGACATGAGTAATCCGGTCAGCTTCATCAATACCTACACGCAGAATATTGTGCAGTTTTGCCAGTTGATGCAAACGCTGCGCGGCAATAATGATCAGTTGGAACAGGACCCGACGCTGATCGAGCGCTACTTTGCGACGACCAATCCGGGCAATCCGAATATCTCAGTCGTGCGAACCGACATCACAGCGGCGGATGTCACGAATGCGCAAGGAGCCATTCAGCAGATGTTGTTCGCCTATGACAGTGGATCGCCAACGCAGAAGTCCATGCTGTTCAAGATGCTCCCATAAGGAAATCGTCATGATTAGTTTCGAATTGGACGACGACGAGGCGGTGGCGTTGATGCAGTGCGCGTCGGCGGGCGCGGCGGCGGCGCAGACGTTGCTTGGCGTCAATGCGCGACCGATGGGGCCGATCTTCGAGAAGATACAGAAACAATTCAGCGAACAGAGGCCGCCGCCACAGGCGGCGCGGACGGCAAACGGTGCTGGTGTGGCGGCCTCGTAGGAGGTAATCGATGGCAGGGTTTTTTGACACGGTATTCGGCGGCGGGGCCGAGAAGGAAGCGGCCGACAAAAATCGCGCGCTCTATAATCAGTATCAAACCCAAGGGCAGGGCTATCTACAAACCGGCTACGATACCGGCGTCACCGATCTGAACAAGGCGCTCGGCGCGTGGTCGCCGTTGAAGGATCTCGCCACCAAATACGGCAAGGGCACCGATCTTTATTTGGGCGCGCTGGGCGCGGGCGGCCCGGAAGGCACGGCAGCGGCGAAGGCCGCGTTCCAAACCTCGCCGGGCTATGATCTGTCATTGAATGCGGGCTTGGATGCGATCAACCGGCGGCGCGGCGTCGGCGGCATGTTCAACAGCGGCAACGCCGATCAGGACGCGATCAACTTCGCCACCAACAATATTTATGGGACGCAATATCAGCCGTGGCTGCAAGGTCTCTCGGGGATCAACCAGAACACCTTGCAGGCGACAACCGGCGCAGCGACCGGAGAAGCCGCGACCTTCGGCAGTCTCGCCGATCTCGCCAAGGGTTTTGCATCCGATCAAACCAATCTGCTCGGCAGCACCACGGGGGGACTGACCAGCGCCAACAATCTGCAAGCATCGGGCGAAGCGTCCGGCGCGAAAAATCTGCTTGGCGCGGGCATGTCACTGGCGAGCCTCGCGCTCGGCGGCGCGGGCGGATTAGGCGGCATCGGCAGCATGCTGTCATCTGGCGTTGGCGGTGCCATGGGGCAGAACTGGCAAGCCAGCAATCCCGGCGCGTTCGGTAGTTCCTACTACGGCCC